ATTTTATATTGCCACATTTATCACATCTATAATCAACCTTTATTTCTGAATTACAATATCCTAATGTTCCTAATAAACTTAAATCTATTTCCTTATCATTCTTATATGCCTTGATGATCATAAGCTAATCCTCCTGTAGATTTATTCCTGAAAAGAAAAAATGAGGGAAGGTGGGTTCAGGAAAACCCACTTTTCGGCGATCAACCTATCCCTCGATTATATAACTACTATAACACACTTTACCTTATTTGTCAAGTAAAAAATGTTATTTTTACCAACTATTTTACATCTTAATTTTATGTAATAATATTAACTAGTTGGAAGATTATTTGAATACCAAAAACGCCAATTAGAAACGCAACCTCCGAATCGAGTAAAGATTGAAGCATAATAATCTTTATTGGTCTCATCTTGCCAAAAGTCCAAAGTAACATTCTCCCTATCTGTAGCCATAAGGCCCTGACCTCTGTTTCCTAAGAACCAGTCATCAGTTCCAGAAATATAAGACCATTCCAGAGGAGATACGATAGTCCTCAGTACATTGATGTCATTATCTTGACTACCTGGAATCTTCTCACTCTCAAGGATTTCTTGAGCAGTGAACTTCAACGCAGGATTGATCAACAGGGTATCGGGTTTCAAATCAATAATATCACCACGTTCATCACGGTTATTAGTCGTGGTGAAAATCAGATACTTTGACCGCAAACTGGTCGCAGACAACGTTTCAGATGTGTCGGTATTACTGTATGTGTTCCCTACCTTATCAGGATGAGATGCATAGAAAAATGGGTTGCCATCATAAATGTCATCACCAGAAGAGTCATCTACAACTCCACCTGCAATAGTCCCATTAAATACATCATGTCCCGCAGTATACGCCCCATAGTTAAAAAACTTAGCATAGAACTTTTCTTTGGTTACAGGTAACTTTCTACCCCACGTTCCTACCGTAGTAGCAACAATGTTAGAAGTTTTCTGTGCATCTTTTACAGTCTCATAACTGAAACGTACCAACTTGCCAAAAGATCTATTACGACACACAATGGTATAACTTTCCATAGGTGCATCTGCTTGCAGATCCTCTCCTTCGGGTTTTTCTGTCAACTCTCCAAGACCGATTGCACTAGTGTACTTTTCATACGCTGCATCACTAGGTACAACTTCAAACAAAGTCTGATAGACCATAGGTTTATCAGGATAAGCCTCCCAGAAGTATTTGTCAAATTTGTTACTTGCTTATTGAATAAGCAGGGTTAGTCATTTCTGCTAACCTCTCTATATCTCTATAGAGTTCAGACTATATCACAGTAACTATTGTTACTGGTTAGCGTACGAACCTAATTTATATTTCATGCATTCTACATTTTCAACATAAGGCTTAATAATTTCAACAAATTTCTCATTGTGTTTATTAAGCAATCTTAATTGAAGATAGTTTTTATCACTATTTGGTTTTTTTGATTGTTTATTTATGTTCCAATCTAAATCATATTTAAGTTTTAAGCTCTTTTTAATGAGAAATAGATTTGCATAATCAAAATTACACAAACATAAATAAAATGTTTCTTTTGTATAATATTTAGGCATTGCCTTTCCTAAACATCCATCATCCATATATATTATAGACAGTGCCAATGGATCAATCTTTTTTACCAAATATTCATCAATACTTTTTGCAGAATCATTATAGTAGAATCTATTATAAAGCTTAGTATAGAATGGATTAGATTGTGAATTTAAATGATAGGCTTCATAAATTTTATCGTTAAATCCACATTTTCTATCATTTCTATTTACAGTACAATTGGTAACGTTTTCTAATATTGTTTTCTTCCACAATAAATAATCATGTTGTTTATGCCCATGACTCATTTGAAAATAAGCATTTCCTACTTTATAGCCTTTTCTGCCCATTTTCCTTGATAAACAACCATCACCAATTACCATTCCAACTATTGCATTTCTAATTTCTTCTCTATTTAAATTTTTGTTCATAGTCGTTACTCCTCCCTCATAGGGTTGGATCGGTATTGCCCTCAATGGGGTTTTCACCGAATTTAGCTAACTTTTTAAATTCCCACAAAGTTTAGGAATCTTTCTTCATATTTTCCGTAACAATGTTATTACCGTAATAGCATTTAACTATTACTTCTTATAGTTTCCCATAAGTTTAGACTATATCATCACTTTCGTGTCGGATGCTCGTGTCGAGATTATTTGCTGATCTGCATCACTCGTTAGTCGTTGAGCCTGCCCCATACTTTTCTGATCTTTCAGGGGATTGGTTGCTGATTACCCATATATCCTATTATTTTTTAAACCGTCACGCTTATCGTTTCCAATTACGTTGTGGCAAATAGGCTTTAGGGCTTTCCAGCAGTTCGTCCGATTTTCCATATTTTCCATTTTCTCAAGTTCTCTTTCAGTAACAATAAAGAAGTTTATATTATTCAAAATACAATAATCTATAGCAGCATTATGTTTTGCTTCTGTTCTTTCATCTGTATATATCTTGAACGTATAAGTACCAACTTCAACCAAAGTTTTCTTATCTTCTTCAGTAGTTAATAAAAAATCAGGAATATAGATATGAGTTATTCCATCGTATTTGTAAGGAATTCTTAAAGGTTCATAATCGTAATGAATTATATCATCAGTATTCTCAATTATACTAAAGAACCTTAATTCATAAGAACTTCTATAATGAAATGTTTCTCCTAATTTTTCTGAATAGAACTTACCATATTTAAACCTATAACCATTAATGCTTGCCTCAGCTAAAGACTTACTACTCTTTTCCCTAGATTTATTTATATCTTCTACGGAACGTCTATTTTTACCCCATGCAGGATTATTTTTACCATGCTTATCTTCTGTCATAAATGGTGTTATAATTTCACCTGACATAATTTTAGCTTTTCTTGTCCTGCTCATTTTAGCTTTAGATGCTTCAGAATACTTTTTACCCGTTTGATGAATTCTATTTTTATTAGCTAATGACTCTAATATACCTTCATCAAATCTTTTAACATTAGGGAACATTTTTTCATATTCCGCTACTGTCAGACTATGTGTCTTCAGATGTGAACTATTGACTATTCTGAACTCTTTATTGCAAATTAAACATTTCATAATTATAGTATATGGCAAATAGAAAGTATGCAGCTTACACCTAAGTACTTGTTTTACTTAGGAATTTACTGATTTCTCATCACTCCAGCCATATAGCATCACCTCCCCTTATTTTGTTTTCCTATTCTCAGGCATTACCTGAACAATGAATGTATCATTAGTAGTATCAACGTCTGTAATAAACAAGCAAGAACTAGCCGCCGTATCACACGTTAACGCTTCCTGAACTCCACTTGCATCTCGAATCAATGCGTTTTTCCCGATATCAGAAGCTGTACATGTAGCTGCTCCACCATTGGGAATTTCAAAAGAGTTCATGTCATCGCCATAGATTACAAACAATTTCTCATTGAGAGAGGTACTTGTTTTGTAATAACTTTGCCCTGAAGTATCTTTAGGTGCTTCCAGCCAACCTTGTACAACGTCAGCATCGCTCGCGCAAACAGTAACATACCCGTCTGATAAATATACGAACTTTCCACCCCTCCGATATACAGTCTGGGCAGTGGCACAACGGTATTCTCGTCCATGCCCCGGTCCTTCTACAAGACCATATCTAACTTTACTCATATAATCTCACCTTCCTTTTGTTAAAAAAGCTCTAACGACAGGAAAGCATCCACTTTCTAGCATTCTAACTTTCGTTTTGTTTTGTTTTTCCTAATTTAGCATCACGCATTTGAAGTGTCTCAATATAGTCACCAACTTCTAAACCATTCTCTTCTGCTTCTTCTAAAAGATCCTTGTCTTTCGGATCACATTTTCCGTCTGCAGATTTCTTTAATGTTCCAGGTTTAGGATTTGGTGTCTGTTTACTTTTATCTGTACCAAGACTATTCTTATTTACATCTGCTTCAACTAAGTTCTCATTCTCTTCCGCTTCAAGAAAGCTTTTAACTCTCTCATCAACTGTCATATCTCCTTCAACTTTTCCTTTTTTATCAAAGGTTACGTATTCAAACTCATCCAAGTCTTCGTTATATGTAAAATCATTCTTAACCATTAAAGCAACTTGTTTTGGACTAATCGCTTTATTTTTAGCTGCGGCCTCTCGAACCTCAACTTCTAATCTATCTTTTCTCAATGACTTGATTTGATCATCTTTTGCAGTCATCTTTTCTTCAGTGTCACCCATTAAGGTTTTAAACTTATCCATCTCAGTGCCAAATCCCTTGGTAAGTTCCTCAACGGCTTTATTGTGTTTAATTTCAGCACGTTCAATCTCAGTTTTTGTCTTTAGTTCTTTATCTTCCTGTTCCTTCTCGACCTTCTCCCTGAACTCAGATAACGTTTTAAGCTTGTCTTCTAAATCATCTAACTGACCCTTCGATGGAGCATCTTCTACTTTTTTCTTCATGTCGTTAAGTTGTTTTTCCAACTTACGCCTTTTTTTCTTTTCGTCATCTCTTGCGTCAAAAGCGGACTTTGCTTCTGTTTTCCAATACTCATCATCTTTATCATCATCAGAATTTTTTTCTAATTCTTTCATTTTGTCCTGAATCAGTGTGTTTAAACTATCTTCATCTGCATCTTCTGGTACGGTAATTCCAAGTTCCTTTGCTTTCGCAATCAATTGTTCTAACGTCATGTTGTATATCCTCCGATATCTTTGTAACTTCCGTTACTTTTTAGTTTTTCGTTTAGTGGCAGTTTTTTTCTTTACAGGTTTAACTTTAGCTACCTTCTTAAATGCTGTAACTTCCTTTTCCTTTTCCTTAACCATTTGTTTAACTTTTACTATAGCTTTCTTCTTACGAGATGAGTCAGAATTAATCTCTTCTGCTCTCGTAAGAGTTCTTGCGTCATCTTCTGCTTGCCATTCTCTTTCTCTAACTGCATCTGATTTAGTCATAATTTACTCCTGTGTCCTTTTTTGTGAAACTTCCTTTTCCAAAGAATCTGACGTTTTAAACGTATTGCTCAACTTTTGTAAATTAGGATTGCCTGATCCGTCATCTACGGGAGTGGCCTCTTCCATTGTCCCTTTTGCTGTGACAACACCGTCTCCTGCATCAATCTCTTTTTCTATCCCGTCTCTAACAGAAGTTGGTGCTAATGGCACGACTTTCCTAGAGATGTCTTTCTGGATTGTTTTGTTGAGCAATGCGCTAAAATTCATTTCCATTATCTTGATGTGTGAATCTAACTCTTCCTCTAATGTTGAAAGGTCAAAGGTGGTGGGGTAATGGACTTGTTCATATTCTTCTGAGGATTTGCCAAGTTGAAGATAAGCTACTTCAGACATCTTGTTCTCAAACTTCTGATAACTGAGTGATTTTTCTGCTAATGCGGCATTGGTAGACAAGAATCCAAACTGACTTGCTCTACCCGATGTTGGGGCATATAGATCTGATGTTCCTGATAACAATCCTGAAAGCCGGTACATTTCTTTAATATGATCTGATACCATTTTCCAGACAGTTGTAATTGTATCTGTATTTGGAGATATGAATTGAGGTGGGTTTGCTGATTCCCCATCGAAGGTAAACACAGATGAGTTGCCAACGGTAACTAGTGGATTAGTCTTACCACCTTCTACAGCCTCATAAATATCTCCACGATCTGGAATTACTAATTGTGAGAAACAGTTTCTTGCTAATTGTTCATCTATCAGAGAACACCAGTTTAAAATGATAATGTTAATGTAAACAATATCCTTTAACATCGATTCTCCGACTTTATCATCTTCATCACTATTTTTGTGGTACATTGTTACAATTGGAATAAACCCCAGTGTATTTGGACCCTTGTTAGGTGATCCATCTTCTAACTTAACGGGATCTCCATCTTGGTTGACAATTTCCCAATTCTCTGTGGTGATCAACTTATAATGTGTTTCAATTTCACGTTCTTGTGTAGGATCTTCATCTTTGTAATATTCATATTCAATTAGTACCCATCTGAAATTACCCTGCTCATCAATACTCCAATCTTTTAATTGTGTAGGGTGAAGGATACGAGCAAAAGGGTACAAGTTGTCTCTCTTTGCGTCAAGTTTTGATATCTTACCTTTTTTCTTAGATGTCGGAATATCGACAATAACATGACATACTCCGTAGACTGAGGAATAGTAACCGACCTTTTTTACAAAGTCATCAATTGCAGTTCCCTTTCCATCAACATTTCTTCTAAATTCTTCTAAAGTCTCATCGGGTTTTCTACTAATTTCATTTTGAAATATATAAGAATTATAAATAGTTGGTAAAGTGTCACAAAAATTCAAATAATATACTCTGTCTTTTCTATCTGCAAAGTCATCATTATCTTCAAGCCTGTGAGTAAAGAGATTGTCTTGAGCAAAACCTTGTCCACCTGCTGCTGCTTCGTAGTATAAGGACCAAAGCGTTTCTTTTTCATCATACAGAGGGTTAGTTCGATCTGAAAGTTTTACATCTGCCATATTATTCTCCTTAACACCTTAATTATTTGATTTAGTCGTGAGTTTAAATTTTTTCTGCCTACAGATTCTAACTGCCATTTCAAGTGCATCTGGGAAATCATCGTGTGAAGCCCCTTCCGTATAAGTGGTAAGCATCTCTATTCCATTGTTGTACATTTGGTTTGTACGATATTGATATTTATCAAATATAATTGTACCGTCTTTTAACAATGGAACAAGAGATTGTATCCTCATATGCTTATCACTATAATTTGGTAAATCTGTTATTGGAAGATAGAATCCTTCTTTTCTGGAAGCCTTTCTAAGATTGTCAGCAAGAACAATCTGAAATGCATTTGTTTCTATTGCGATGTTTTTCTGTTTATACTTTGTAAACTTTTTTAACAAAGTTGCTATCTGTTCATCGGTACTTCTACGTTTAAGATCAATATCAACAACAAATAAATACCCTGTCTTTCTATCTCTTGCTATTGTTACTATGCATGAAAAATCTGAATCCTTACCTTTACCTAAACTTGGATCTAATGCTGAAAAGTAATCAACTCTATTGGTACTTATTGCTTCATGAACTATGCCATGATGAAAATCCAAGAATGAAAGTTCTTCTTCTAA